TACTTCAATTCCAGCTGGAGACATTACGACCCGGCGATCGGCTGGCATGAGATCCCGGATGAGTTCATGACGCATGAGATCGTCGATTATCTTGTCGAAAATCAGTACAAAGTCGATAAAAACGAGGCGGGCAAGATCCTTCTCGCGTTGACGCATTTTTGCAAGATCCGGACCCCTTTTGAACTCTTTGAGCCTGTTTTCTTTCTGGAAAATGACCGGCAGGCGATCACGGCAGAACATTCGGCAGGATGGGTCGCCTGTGAAAATGCGGTCTTTCACCTTCCTTCGGTCGCTTTGGCACTTTACCACGGCGCACCTTTTCCGGAGGATAAGATCCTTCCTCTGTCGTCCAGCCTTTTCATTCCCGGAAGGATCCCCTGTCGGCTTGATCCGGAAGCAGTCTGTCCAACCTGGGACGCTTTCATCGAAAGTGCCTGTCCCGACGACGCGCTTTCTCTTCAGGAACTTTTCGGCCTGAGCCTCACTTACGATCGGTCCTACAATGCGTTTTTTGTCATCTATGGACCTTCCGGAACGGGAAAAAGTACGTGCCTGAACGTTCTTCAGAGACTTAACCAGGGAACCGTCTCACAGGTCAGTCTCGGCCGTTTCGGCGAGCGTTTCTACATTTACCCGCTGAGTCAAAACCGTGTGAATCTGGTCCACGATATGGATTCCATCTATGAAGGCGACGGGTCGGTCTCACTGCGTGAAGCCGTCCTGAAAAGCGTTGCTTCCGGGGAATCTCTTGAGATCGAACGGAAACACAGACACGCGCAGCGCGAATACCTTCGGTCCCTTTGCGTCTTCGGAACGAACTCGCTTCCGCGGTTCGCGGACAAATCGGACGCGATCTCACAGCGTATGCGGATCATCCAGTTTCCGAACGTCTTTCGCGGTGAAGAAGGACAGATCCGGAGCCTGCATGACCTCCTTTTCAAGGAACTTGACGGGATCCTGCTCTGGGCTTTGCGCGGGTACGGCGAACTCCTTGCGTCAGGAAGAAACTCGGTCTATGAATCGGAATCGTCTGCGGAATTGAAGCTCAACGCCATCAAGGACAGCAGACCGGAGATCCAGTTCTGCGATGAGTGTCTCGAGTATGACGATTTCAGCGGGTGGGTCTCCACACTTGAGATCTACAAAGCGTACGACAAATTCTGCTCAGCACGCGGATATATCCCGGCAGGAATGTCGAAGGTCATTCCTTTGATCGTAGCTTACATGAAGGTCGAACCTGCGAAACGCGTTCGTATTTACGGACGTTTGGTAACTTCCGTGAAGGGATTTAGTCTTGCGGGAAAAGATGAATTTTGAAAATGGGTCCTTTCCAGCCCATTAGTAATTAAGCCAAACGAAAAACTCGATCAGGCCCGGAGAGTTTCTTTCTTTCGGAGGCCGGCCAGCGAGCCGGCCTCTATCGGGGAGGAACCTCCGAGCCGTTTTCCATTCAGGACCAGGTCCGAACAAGAAAAAAAAGAAAAAAAGAAAAAATTTTTTTTGAAAGGAAAAAATGGTTCGTCAAAAGAACTACATAGACCGCCATTCCCTGCATTATTCCGGATCGCTTCTTGATGCTGAATGGCAGCAGGACGCTTACGATATGCGGGCGAATGTTCATGCCGAAAAGTACCAGAAACACGCGGCCCGTGCTTCAGAGCGTCAGAAACGTCTTTCGGAAGAGGGACGCGAGATCGCGCCTTTGCCGGAGTGTGCGGATCCTGCGCTTGTGGACTCGTGCCGTCTTGACCTTCTGAAATTCATGCTGACGTTTGGCAATTCGTCCGCGTCCCCTGCTTTTCCGTCGCCGTTTTCGGACGCGCAGCTCTACGCGATCCACGTCGTTCAGGAGACTCTTCTTCACGGCGGATCGCGTCCTTTGTGTCTTCCGCGCGGGTTTGGGAAATCGACGATCTGCGAGTGGGGGATCGCGTGGGCGCTTGCATACGGTCATCAGCATTTCATTCTGATCATTGCGGCCAAGACGGCGCTTGCGTCGCAGATCCTTGAAAATGTGAAGTGCATCATTCGTCAGAACGAGCTTTTCCAGTCGTGTTTTCCTGCGCTATGCTATCCGATCGAGCGTCTTGAAAATTCGCCCGGCCGCGCTCCGGGTCAGCTTTTGAACGGCGAGCATACGAATATCAAGATCAACTCTCAGATCCTGATTTGTCCAACGGTTCCCGGTGCTCCATCATCGGGGGCGATCGTGACGACTTCCGGTCTTGACAGTGCTGTCCGCGGTCTGAAAGTCGGTTCGTCACGTCCGACGGCGGTCATCATCGACGACCCGCAGACAGAGCGTTCGGCCGCGAGCGTGACGCAGACGGAAAAGCGGTGGGAGTACCTTTCCGGAGCGGTCAAGGGTCTTGCCGGTCAGCAGACGAACCTCTCGATGATCGCGACGATCACGGTCATTCGTCCGGACGATCTTTCGGAGAAGATCCTGAAGGAGTGGGGCGGTCAGCGTTTCGGGATCCTGCGGAGTATGCCGAAGAATATGGATCTCTGGCTGGAGTACGACAAACTGCGGAAGGTCGGGATCCAGAATCACCTTGAAACTGCGGACCAGATACGCGAGGCGAATGATTTCTACCTTGCGAACCGCGCGGCGATGGACGAAGGTGCGGAAGCGGAATGGGAGTCCGGGTTTTCGCCGGTGGAACATTCGGCCATTCAGCACGCGATGAATCTTTACTTCGCGTCCAAAAAGGCCTTCTATTCTGAATACCAGAATACCCCGCTTGCGCTTTACCAGCAGAGCCGGAATCTGGTTTACGAAGACATCGTCCGCAAGATCGTCCCGATCCAGCGTTCTCAGGTCCCGATCGACTGCGAGCGCGTCACGGTCGGGATCGACATTCAGCAGGATTGCCTCTACTGGGTCCTTTGCGCGTGGGGAAACGGTTTTCGCGGTCACGTTCTCGATTACGGACGGTATCCCGGCGGATCAGCTTCCATTCAGAGCACCTTTCCGCTTGCGTCGGAGCTGGACGCGTTCTATCTGGCTCTGATGGATCTCTGTCCTCACCTTGCTTCCCGACGATTCCAGCGTGCGGACGGAACGGTCCTTGACATTCAAAAGGGTCTGATCGACGCGAACCGCGGTCTCTTTACGCCGCAGGTCCGAAAAGCGTGTTTCGATCTTGCGTCCGTCTTTGAACCGGTCTTCGGCTGGGGAAAGGGGGCGACGGACCTTTTCGTCCGCGGTCAGCTTCATCCCGGCGAGGAACGCGGCGACGGCTGGCAGCGTCCGGCACTTGTTCCCGCGAATCTCGTTCGCCATACCCGATACGATACCGACTATTGGAAGTCCTTCATTCGGACGTCATGGCAGTCTCCGGTCGGCGGCGCGGCTTCCCTGACGCTTTTCGACGGCGATGAAGTCATCCATTGGGATTTCATTCAGCAGATGCTTTCCGAACGTTCCGACGTTCTGGAAGGGAAACGCGGTACGATCGACAAATGGACGCTGATCCCCGGCCGCGAAAACCATCTCTGGGACTCCCTGGTCATGGCGGCGGTCGCGAACTCCATTTCCGGCGGTCATTTGGAAAGCACGGCTCCGGCGACGGCGGGGCTTTCGCTTTATACCGGAAACTGGAATCTCATCGGAAGATGAACAGGAATTTCCACAGGAGGAATTTGATGAAAAAGAAACCGTATGTGATCCATCCGATCGAGCTGATGAATCTGAAATGTGCTGTCCGGTCCGCAGAGTGTATCGTTTCCCGGTGTTCCGACTCGGAAGTACAGAAGGCCGCGAAAGAAGCCTTCCTGAAACTTCAGGCTCTTCAGCGAATGATCGAACAGAAACAGAGTGTCCATTTTGGACAGTCGGCAATGATACCAGATGAAAAAGGAGAATAAAAATGCGTTCCATAGCGTTCATTCTGAAAACGAAGTCCTTTCAGACCGCAAACATGAAGCATGTTTCGATGATCATGGCGTTTAAGACCGGCGGCGAATTTTACATTTACCGCGGCGATCCATCCGGTCAAAACGGCGAACTGATCCCGTATGCCGGCCCGACCCATGAACCGAAGTATGCTTTCATGGAGGAGGTCCCCGATGATATTGAGATCCTGAGTCTGACCCTGAATTTTCAGCCGAAAGAAGGAAGTGCGGACGAATCCCTGAAACATATTGAAAGAAACAGAGGCTGTGATGAAGCGTTCTTCGGAAATATTCAAATGCGAGCAGTGCGGACTGCCGATGCGGTCCCGTCAGACGTGGATCAAGGGATCGATCCGTAAACGGCTTTACATTTGCCCGGCGTGCGGAAACTCTTTCACGACGACGGAGACCCGTGACCATAGTTCCAAAAATGAGTGTCCAAAAATGGACAGTCAGTGATTTGGCAGTAAAAAGACCATTTTGTCCAGTCGGCAGAATGGTTTTTTTATTTTTTTTTATCTTTTTTTGTTGTCTATCGGATAGACAACAAGCACCCTCTTTCGAAGTGCTTCCATTCTGCGTTTTTTCTGGTATAGTGTTTCACAGAAAGGAGAGAGGATATGTCTGAAGAAAAAGATCCTACGCTGCTTGAACAGATCCAGGAAGCCAAAAAGGCCGTCATTTCCGGCGGTGTTTCGGGAGTTTCCGGAGCCGGCATCAGTATTTCCTACATTTCGCCTGAGGTTCTTGACAAAATGGAACAGCAGGAACAGGCCCGTCAGGCGTCCGGTCCGGTCGTCGGACGGATCGTCAGTACTCCCTACGATAACCGCTGGTAAAGGTGTCTCATGTCCAGAAGATCCAAACGGAAAAAAGTCTCTGATTCCCGGACCGTTCCGGTTTCCGCTACGGAAAGACCTGCGGAGCTTTGCGCCGATCCGGAGTTTTCCATTCCGCTTTCGGTCATTCGTGCTCAGATGTTTGAATCGGCGCAGCCTCCCAAACGTCTTTCGGCTTTCTTTGCCGACGCGACGGACGACTACGCCGACCAGATCACCGACGAAACCGTCCGTCGGGAAATGCGCGCCAATTCCCGCAAGGTCTACCTTACGGAAGGATGCACGAACCACGGCGTGTTTACTCTTGGCGTTCATTGCCTCGGCGACCGCGGTCCCGATCTGACGGTCATTCCGGCAAAACAGAAGGGCCGTCAGGCGTCCGACCCGTTCGCGCCCGCCATTACGCCGGAAGAACGAAGTCATCTGGAATGGTCATGGTTCCATTTCACCGAAGATATTGACCTTGGCGAGCATTTGCGGATCGCGGTCGAAGCTCTCGAATATGACGGCGAGATCTTCTTCCGGATGGTCTACGATCCGCAGATCGATGACGTTCAGATGAACCTTGAACAGATCGAAGCGAAGCGCGTTCAGACGGTTTCCGGACTTTTTCAGGAAGATACTGTCGGCGGTATCCAGTTTGAGGGGATGCACCCGGTCCGCTATTTCGTCCTTCCGAAAAACCGGAATCCGCTCACGCCGTCACCTTGCGAACCGATCCAGGTCCCGGCGGAGGATATGCTTCATGTTGCCGTTATGCGTCTTCCGGATCAGCACCGCGGTCTTCCGTGGATGCAGTCCGTTTTGAACGATATTGCGGAAACGAAGATCTACAAGGAATACCATCTCGGAGCCGCCAACGCTGCGGCGAGAAACTCTGGCGGCGTGGTGGAAGCACCTGCGGGAAGTGTCGTTCCCGGTCAGACTTTTGAACTTCAGCCGACCTATACGGCCCCGAATCCGGGCGAGATCAAGCAGCTCTTTCCCGGTCTGGTCTACAAACAGGGCGCGGCGAACTGGCCCTGCGGTTCCTATCAGCCGTTCATCGAGTGTCAGCAGACCGCACAGGCTGCGGGAATGCACCTGACGAAGGCGATGCTGACGAACGACTTTGAAAAGCATAACTATTCGAGTTTTCGCGGTGAAATGATCGTTTACTGGGCCGTTATCCGCTACCTGCGCTCACGGCTTGAGAAGATGATCCTGAATCCGCTCTTTGACCGCTGGATCGACTGTCTTGCGAGTGTGGATGAAACGGCGGAAAGTATCGTTTCCCGGTACGGCGGACGTTTGAAGCGGATACCGCGCAGCTGGAGCTGGTCCCCGATCCCCGCTTACGATATGGCGGACCTGATCGCGGCGCTCGGCGACGCGGTCGGTCACGGGTTCCTTTCAAGACGGATGGCGGTCTCGATCCTTGGATACGATTTTGAACAGGTGGAACAGGAGAGAAAAGAAGATGACTTCGGAAATACGGATCAGAGCGTCGGTGGATCTGACGGGGAAGCGGTTTGAGTTTTCCCCGCTCTATTCCGGCGGGACGCTTTGGGTCAACGGTTTTGATCATGCGGTCGTTTTGGACATTGAGGGGCTGGAATCCCTCCCGGACTCGGCACGCGCCCACTTTGACCATGATGAGTATTCGATCGCCGGAACTTTTCGGCCGCGTATCGTCATCAAAGATGGGAAACCCCAGATTTTTGGTGATGGTCATTTTGAAAACACGCCGTCTGCTCTGCGGATCCTGGAGGCTTTCAAGCAGAAAAACCTCCGCTGGGAATGCAGTATCGGCACGAAAAACTTCAGCAGATTTCGCGATATGGAATTTATTCCGGCCGGGAAAACTGCGGAAGTCAACCGCAGGAAATTCGTTGGGCCTCTCGGTATCGTTCGCCGTTGGGCTTTGGATGAAGGTTCTTTTGTTCGGCGCGGCGGCGATGCCCGCAATACCGCGGTCATTCACGCCCGCGCCATAGAAAA